GGGAGGCTCTTTACGCATTGCGTTGCCGTGTTTTCCATGTTTTCAGCGTTGCTGCCGTAACATGGTCCAAAACTTGTTTGGAAAGTTGAATACTGGATCTGATGCGTCCTTCTCTGGCTCGTCTGATGCTGCTAGCATCTCGCCAGCCAGTTCAAGTTGATCATTGTCCAGTAACCATTTGATTTTTCCCGCTGCGTTGTAAAGCTGTTGGGGCACTCCGTGCCTTGCCAAAACGCTTTTGCGCGTGGGTGTATTTGTGTTTTCGTCCACGTTATGAAACTGTTCTATTAACCATTTCATGTCCCTCGTCAGTTTAGGTATTGATAGTTTCTTGTGTACTGTTTTGCGCTTGCCAAGCTGCTGAATTGCTGCCTCTGTGTCAGCTGATTGCAATTGCTTGACTAGCATGCCTTTGGTGGCATCCCTCACTGCAGACCGTTTAAGCAAACCGAGAGCTGTTGGTTCAGTGATTGGGAACATAATGATGATGTTGTTAACAAGATCATCTGCGCCTGGAGTCTTTGACAGGACTGCAGGGGTGTCAGGATCTGGGTCCTCTGCAGGGGGAGGTTCGGCATCTGCTCCTGCGAGTTGCCAGAATTTTTCTTTTGTTCGTGAAGGTCTGTGAGTGAACCACTCAAGCTTGCAGTTCTGACCAGCAACGCGCACTGTGTATAGCCTGTTCAGCCAGGTTACACTGAAGACTTCAATCCAATCTGGATTGGCCCCGCGCTGCACAAGTGACCACAGCTGGTTTCCCACAACCTCCATCAGCCCTTTCTTCCAAGTGACAGCTGGCGTGTACCAGTTTCCAGTCACGAGCACTGCAATCATGGATGAAAGGGGTTGGATTGGCGGATGATCACCTACGAGCATGTTTTTCAAATACTCATGGCTGTGGTATCCGACGAGTTGCTTGATGGGTTGAAGCTTCCATCCCGCTGCAATGTGCAAGGCTACATAAACAGCTGCAGTGACAGGGTTTGTGAACTTTGCATCTTCATCATCTCCACAGTAGTATGTTGAGAGCGGTGCAGTCATGTAGTTCTGCTGCATGAGATCAATAACCATCTGCGAGTAGATGCAGTGCAGCAATGTGTTGTCGCGGGCTGTATCACGCTGTCCGCTGAAAAGTCCGTGCAAGTGCATGCGCTTCTTGGGTTGGTCGACCCATCGGTTGAACACTGCGCGCGCAGTCCATAGACTGCAGTATGCCTTTGAGTGCCGATTGGGATGCAGGCCATCAGACAACCAGCGTTTGGCGATGGCGCAGTTGATGTAGGCCTGCTCCCACCAATGGTGCTCTGAAAAGAACTTGCTGTAGTCTGTTGAGACCCATACGCCCGCAGTTTCAAGGTAATGCTGCTTCATCCACCTGGCAAGATCTAATGGCGTCTGTCGTGCATCCATGCCAAACACGTTCATGTGTTGTTCCATGCCTGCACTTGCATATGAAGCTATGACCGTTGAAATGTCATCTGCTGCATGCAGTGGCCTGTTCTTCTTCCCAGGTTCATGCTTGGTAGAGCAGCGGATGTCTGCGCGGGGTCTGGTGCGGAGCCACGAAAGCAACGTATCCTGAGTGAGGACGGCAGAAACTGTCTTTTTGTTGGGTCGCGACAGTTCCTTGTTGGCTTTGACTTCAGGGAGTTCTTCAACGCGCTTTCGCTCAGAACTAGAACCTGTCGGCATCCAAAGTATTCTTCGACCCCACCAAGCACTGATGCCTTGCTTCTCACGCGGCGCAGTTTCGGCCATTACTGCATCAATGACCTTTTCTGCT